GAAGCCGTGGAAAGCGTATTTGCCTCCTGGTGGTGTGTATCGCTTTAAAGTTCGAGTTCCTGGTGTTAAGCAAACTCTTGCTTCTCAGTATGATAAGAATGGCGAGTTTCGGTATGGCGATTATGGACTTGTTATTGTTTGCCGTGGTGATTACGCATTCGTGAAAGCTGCTGGTGCGCCTGATAATACCCATACTGTACAGCCTAAGCAGCAGTTGGCTGTTAAGCGTACGTCTACTACTACGAGTACTGTGTCTCGGTTTTCTTGTGGTCGTGTTGGTTTCATTACTGACGCTCCTCGTGCTGATACTGCGATTCCTGCTGGTGCTATTACGAAGCCTGAGGTTGTTGAGTCGAAGCTTGTTGTGAAACAAGAGGCTTTTTAATGTATTTTAGTTGGAGGTTTTCCTATATAAAAGGTTTTTTACTTCCACACTGGCGATGGCACTCTCACTGCAATTTTTGTTGCCAGTAGTACTTAGGCCTTTTACATTCTATACTAGTTCTACTTCTATGAATCTGGCTTTTACCGCTTCTCGTACGTCTAACGATTCTTCTTCGAATTCTTCGTCAATTGATTTGTTGGTGCAGACGACGGTCCAAATGGCGAGCCTGGGGGGGATGAATCGCTGGTGATATCGAGTATCTCCCGGGCAGGGCCTGGCGTAATTGGACACGTTTCCCAGCACGAGGAGGTGCCTAGCGCAGGGCTTGACGTCATCATAAACAACGATTTGTTCCTCTGTGTAGTTGTCGAAGGGATAGCGGGTGTTCCCGACCTTGTAGTTACGGTAACAGTACACTTTCTCTTCAAGCCAGGTGGTTTTACCGGCATTCGCTTTACCATAGAGCCACAGGTTTCTTTGTTTTCCGGCGTACTTCGGATCTCCGAAGGAAGTGTCTCGTGGGCCTGCAATAGGCCATTGAGGAGCACCTTGAGCTCGGCTTCTGCGATAAGAAAGCCATGACTCGCGATCTCGGTACACTTGGCAAAAGTTCTTAGAGAAGCGATAGAGGTCTGCTTCTCCGGTAAGCTCCGTAGGGCGCGTGCCATCTTTGCACAGGTACTCATAAGCTCGATGTAGGTCTTCAGGACCGCTTGCTCGCTTAATGTTTGGGTGGAATCGTTCAATGATGGGAGCTCCACTCTCATCGAATTGGCCATTTCCAGCAAGGAGATCGAAACATCTTGGGTTTGTGAGATCCAGTTTGCGGTTGAAGACGAGGTAGACGTGTAGATGAGGCGTTCCGTCTCGATGCTGTTCTTGTTTGGCGAAGCATGTTTTGATTCGGTCTCTTGGAATGGGGAACAGGGCGAGGAATTCGTCTTCTTTCGTGGGGCATCGGGGGTAGGTGAGGAAGCATTTTCTTGCGTTAAATCGAAAAGGACCGGTGGGTTCTTTTGATTCTCCTTCATCGGAGTCACTAAAATCGTTGTCTTGTAGTTGCCGCTTTCTCGATTTCTTCTCCTCACGTGGGGCGTCGTCTCTTCCATCGTGTTGCATCCAAAGTAATGTTGCATTTGGCAATACAATTTCCTTATTGGACGTTTGAATTGTGAATTGAAAAACCCGGATGGTTTCCCTTTTGGGAACGGGTCGGCGCGTGGCATGGCTCGATGGCGCGTGCCTTGCGCGTGCCATGAAGTATGTGTTAAGTATGCGTTAAGTCTCCGTTAACTCTCTTGCACTGGTAATTACGTCGGCCCCCCCTTGGTAGCTAAGGGGGGCCGCAGGTCCCCCGTGCGAGCCTAGGGTTTATCTCGCACTGAGGCCCGCAGGGCCGTTGTTAGGGTTAGGGTTAGGGTTAGGCAACAGAGGCGCTGGCTGGGCCCTTCGACACGCTCTATTACTAATATTATAGAGCGTGGCGTGTTTGGCGGGTGCTATTTTTAGCTTTTATTTTTGCGGCTGAAAATCCCGCCTTGTTTTGCCCGTTCCCATTTATGGGCGAAGCGGAAGGCATTTTAGAGGCTTTCGAGGGTTTAGAGCGTCTACCACGTTTTCTCAGGACGGCGAAGCGAAAGATCGAGGAGGGGTACGAGAACTTCACTCAGCACGGTATCCCCGAGAAGAGGTTCTACGAGAGGAAGTATCCGGAGCCTCAGTTCACCTACGGAGGTTATCAGAACAACAGAATCTCGACATTTCATCCAGTGAGAGCTGGTCGGTTTGTCTTCGAGTCGAAGAGGCGTCGGTACGTAAGGCATCGTTACCCGCGGAAGTACAAGCCTTTTTGGAGAAGAAGTGGCCTGGGTTCATATCCGGTTGTGTATCGAAAGCGCCTGTGGAGGAGAAAGTATGCCCCGAAGAGGTGGTAGTCGAAGAAGAGGGACTCTCGTCCGACGAAGAAGACGAAGTGGACGGTTTAGCAGAGGACGTAGATGGGGAGGAGGACGACGACGAAGTTTGTTCAAGACACAGGGAGTCAATGCATTGAAGTTGCACTTGCTTCAGAAGAACGATTATCGTTTGCATCAGCTTCACTATGATGTCATTGGTCCTTACTTTGCTCCCGGCATTGCTAGTGATGGTTATACTATCAATTATTGGGGTGGTATTGATTTTGCTCGGTTGGCTCAAGCTCATTATCGTTTGTGGGGTCCCCATGCTGTTCCTGGAACGAATGCTAGACCTTCGGATCGTGATGCTCAATATTCTTCTAGTTTTATTGATACTGGTTTTGATATTGTTCAGGCAGCTTCTAGTGACACGTCTTTAGCTTCTCTTGCCCCTCATTATGACCATATTGAGCTTTTTAATACCTCAACTTATGGGATTTATGTTACTGTTCCTTTCGTAGTCCGTTGGGGGAAGGGTTGTTATATTGATCCTGCGCACGATTTGATGACCGAATTTCGTTCGTTTGTGAATTCGTCGAATGAGATGGTTCAGATTCAGCATGGCAATCATCCTGTTTTGCGGACTATGTTGTGGCATGGTGGCACCAATTCCAATTTTAATATGGTTGAGAATTATGGTATTAAGGCGTTTCAGTTTAGTAAGTCGAGGTATCACAATTATTTTCGCATTGAGAGGAAGCCGTGGAAAGCGTATTTGCCTCCTGGTGGTGTGTATCGCTTTAAAGTTCGAGTTCCTGGTGTTAAGCAAACTCTTGCTTCTCAGTATGATAAGAATGGCGAGT